GTGTATGAGTTCTCCAAAAGCAGCACCACCACCACCACCTCCACCGCCACCAGCGGCACCGCCAGTTCTGGAGCAAGATGTTCCGAAGTTGAGCGATAATGATGAGGGGTCAGGCTTGAACAGCAAGTCTCGCGGTCTAAAGAATTATAAAATTAACAAACGTAACAAGATGACGAGCGACAGCAACAAGCTGGGCGGGATCATGCAGAAATCTACGTCAAATTAAGAAAGAGATTAATCGTGCATAATAGTGACAATGCTTGTGCTAAAAAGTACGAAAATCTCTCTTCAACCAGAACAACATATCTAGAACGGGCAAGAGAAGCGGCTAAATTAACTATCCCTTCTCTTGTCCCTGATGCTGGCCATTCATCTGCCACAAAGCTCTATACTCCTTATCAAGGTGTTGGCGCTCGTGGTGTGAATAACCTTGCTTCTAAGCTTCTACTTTCCTTACTTCCTCCGAACGCTCCTTTCTTTGCTATGCGTCTTGATGATTTCACAATCCAAGAACTTGCACAGTCAGAGGGCGCACGGGCAAAGGTAGATGAAGCTTTAAATAAGTATGAACGTGCAGTGATGACAGAGATTGAAAACTCTGGAATGCGCTCACCCATCTTTGAAGCATTGAAGCAGTTGATTGTTGCTGGGAACGTACTTCTCTACTTGCCTCCTGAAGGTGGCGCACGGGTATTCCCGTTGAGCCGTTATGTAGTTAAGCGCGATCCAATGGGTGAAGTCATTGAGGTTATCGTAAAAGAAACCATGTCACGGGCAACACTGCCTGAAGACATAAGAGAAATGCTTGGTGATCAAGAGGGCGACCTCTCGGATCAAAACGACAAAAAGACTGATGAAATCAACCTGTACACAAAGATGTATCGGGAAGGTAACAAGTACATCCTGTATCAAGAAATTGATGGAGTGATCGTTCCTAATTCACACGGTAAGTACCCATTGGATAAAGCACCAATGTTACCGCTGCGCTGGACACGTATCGACGGTGAAGACTATGGCCGCTCTTATGTAGAAGAATACATTGGGGACCTCATCTCGCTGGAGGGCCTTTCTAAGGCCATCCTAGAGGCATCCGCAGTTTCTGCTAAAGTCGTGTTTATGGTTGCGCCTAACGGTACAACAAGGGCGCGTGATATTGCTAAAGCTGAGAATGGTGCAATCGTATCAGGCAATGCTGCTGAAGTATCTACACTACAAGTGCAGAAACAAGCTGACATGTCTGTTGCATCCAACACCGCAGCGACGATCACAGAACGACTAGCTTTTGCGTTCCTTATGAACTCCTCAATACAACGTAAAGGGGAGCGTGTAACAGCCGAAGAGGTTCGCTATATGGCAGGTGAATTGGAAGACGCACTAGGTGGTGTGTACTCAATTCTAAGTCAAGAATTTCAGTTACCATTGGTCAACCGTATTATCGCACGGATGACAAAGAACAAAAAGCTGCCAGCACTCCCTAAAGGAGTAGCTAATCCTACCATCGTGACGGGTCTTGAGGCTCTTGGGCGTGGACATGATATGAATAAATATCAGATGTTCCTACAAGCTCTAATGCCTCTAGGTCCAGAAGCTGTCGGTCAGTTTATGAACGTGAGTGATTATATTACTCGTGTTGGGACTGCACTGGGTATCGACATGGATGGTCTGATCAAATCTCAAGAACAAATTCAACAAGAACAACAGCAGTCGCAAGAACAACAGCAGCAAATGCAGATGATGGAGATGGCTAAAGCCGCCTCTGGACCTGTTGCAAAAGAAGCTGCTGGTGCTGTGCGTCAAGCTGTCGCAGGAAACGGTGAACAATAATGGTCGAACAAGTAGTTATTGATACTTCAGGTGAAACTGAAGGTCCAAGCTTAGAAGAACAAGCGGCTGAAATGGACGCAGGGCTGGAACCACAGGGTGATGAAGATCGTCCCGAATGGTTGCCAGAGAAGTTCAACTCCGCTGAAGACATGGCAAAGGCTTATTCTCAACTAGAGAACCGTATGGGTTCTGAGGAAGAGCATGAAGAGTCAAACGAGGAAAATGTCCGAGAGGAACTAGAGGATGCAGGGGTGGACTATAGTGCGCTCTCTGAAGAATTCTGGGGAAACGGAGATTTATCTGATGAGAGTTATGATCTTCTAGAGCAAGCGGGTATTCCGCGTTCCATTGTTAATAGCTACATCGACGCACAATTGAACATGGTCGAAACACAGCGTGGCGAAGTCATGAATGAGGTTGGGGGCGCAGAGGGTTACGAACAGTTGACCGAATGGGCCTCCGACAACCTTGAAGATGGTGAGATTGATTATTTCAATAACATCATGGACTCAAACGATTTCCAAGCAATCCAAATGGCTGTTCGTGCAGTCGATGCACGGCGTACCGCTAGTGAAGGCATGGAGCCTACACGTAACCTATCAGGCAGTCTGACGGGTGGTGGTGGAGGTTCTTACGAAAGTGTCACGCAGATGATGAATGACATGCAGAACCCAGCCTATGCGACTGACCCAGCGTTCCGAGCGAAAGTTGAGGCAAAGCTAAGTCGCTCTAATATTATGTAGGATTAACATGTCTCTATACGAAAACATTCACAAGAAACGTCAACGTATTAAGGACGGTTCCAAGGAAAAGATGCGCAAAGCTGGAGACAGTGGAGCGCCATCTGCCACGAACTTTAAGAATGCCGCTAAGACGGCTAAACCCACCAACATGAAAATTGAGAAAAAATCATGAGCAAGTCAGGACGGGTGTATTCTAATTATGATAAAGAGTATCAGGCTCGTCCTGAACAAGTTGAAAAGCGTGTGTCCCGAAACAAAGCCAGACGTATGATGATCAGTAAGCATGGTAAGTCCAAGCTTGCTGGTAAAGATATTGATCACTCTGATGGCAACGCAACCAACAACTCTAATTCAAACTTAAAGATTATGAAAAGTTCTAAGAACCGATCAAAAAAGTAGGGAGCCTTCGGGCTTCCTCACCACGCCGCTTATTAGTGGGTGGCGAAAACAAAGAATATCCAAAGGCCACGGGTTTTCTTATTTTTTCATCTAACTCAACCAAAGCAAACAATTACGTTGAGGCCCCTTACGAGGGATAACCTTATCGGAAAGAGCGCAACTGGACCGTTAGTGAATACCCTAACAATCTAAACTCTTTTCCAAGGTGAAATAAAATGTCTAATGCAAATCCATCCCGCGTTGGCCAATCAGGTCTAGCTGGTGCAACTGATGCACTATTCCTGAAGGTCTTTTCGGGCGAAGTAATGTCAACTTTCAACTCACAAACAGTGATGAAAGAAAAGACACGTATCCGTTCAATCAACAACGGCAAGTCTGCCCAGTTCCCAGCTATCGCTAAAACCGTAGCTGAGTACCACACTGCTGGTGCTGAAATTCTTGGTAACAACATTGAACACGCTGAGAAAGTTATCACAATCGACGATCTGTTGATTGCTAACACATTTATCAGCCGAATTGATGAGGCTAAGAATCATTATGATGTCCGCGCTGAATACTCCAAGCAAATGGGCCAAGCTCTAGCACAAACATATGACCGCAACTTGCTGTCTATGGCTGTCAAAGCTGCTCGTGATCCATCTGGTATTGGTGCTGGTGTAGCTGGCCAAGGTAGTGCTGCGTCTGAAGGTTTGGGTGTTACCCCAACTACAGCACAGCTTGTCACAGGTATCTATGACGCCGCTGCTTCTCTGGACACTGCTAACGTCCCAGAAGACGAGCGTTTCGTTATTGTATCCCCAACAACTTACTATGCGCTGGTACAGGAAGACAAACTGATCAACCGTGATTTCGGTGCGAATGGTTCGTATTCAGACGGTACAGTTATGCGTGTTGCAGGTATGCAGATCATCAAGTCAAACAACTTGGTAGTCGATCACACCGCAGCCGCTGCGTACCCAGACTATGCGTCTAAGTATGCTGTTGACGGGACTGATGTGAAGGCTCTGATTATTCAGAAGCAAGCACTTGGTACAGTCCAGTTGATGGATATGGCAACAGAAATGGAATATGACATCCGTCGTCAAGGTACACTTGCTGTATCTAAGATTGCTGTTGGTCATGGTGTATTGCGCCCTGAGTGCATCATCGAACTCCGCGCTGCTGCTTAAATAATATGGGCCTCTCTAGTTAACCTAGAGGGGTCCTTTTTTACATCTAATAGGAAAACTCATGGCAACTCTATTGACCCCAACGACAGAACTAGAAGCTGTCAACGTCTGCCTAGCTAACATTGGCGAGTCGCCAGTGAGTGCCATTACAGGTGACATCACCGTTGACGCCGCTCTCGCAAGAGACCTAGTTCGCCAAGTGACCCGTGAAGTACAGACGCACGGTTTCTACTGGAACACAGAAATCGCATATAGCTTAATTCCAAACACGACAGGTAACTTAGTTCTCCCTGCCAACATTCTCTCGATTGATACTGTCGGGAATGACAAGAATAAAGACCTAGTGGCGCGTGGTCGTCTTTTGTATGATCGTGTGAACCACACGTACACTTTTGAAACAGGAGTAACTGTTGATTTAGTTGTTGCTCTGGGTTTCGAGGAACTTCCAGAAATTGCTAGACGATACATTGCTGTACGCTCTGCCCGTATATACCAAGAACGTGTGATGGGTTCAGGATCAGTTTCGTCCTTTAACACAGTTGATGAAGACATGGCCCGTGCAGCACTACTAGCTGAGAACATGGAAATCGAAGATAACAACATGCTGACGGGAGATTGGTCTGTATCAGGCATTCTTTCCCGAACAGCGTACTAAAGGAGTGACTGTATGCCTTTAGTTTCAACAACAGTTTCCAACCTAATTAGTGGTGTGTCACAGCAACCAGCACCGCAACGCCTTCGTACATCTGGTGCGGAGATGATTAACGCTTATCCTTCCGTTGTTGCGGGTTTACAGAAGCGACCACCTACCCAGTTTGTTAGCTCTCTGAATTCAAATGCGGCTGATGATGATGCTACAGGTATCCATGTTATCAACAGGGACTTTGAGGAACGCTACATTGTCGTAGGTGGATCAGGGGACCTAGAGGTTTTTGATATTGCTGGTGTGAAGCAGACAGTTAGCTTCCCCGATGGTAAGTCATACCTTCCCACAACAGATATGTGGAAAAAACTGCGCTTCGTTACAGTGGCTGACACCACGTTTATCTTGAACACAGAGAAGGTTGTAACAACAACCATCCTACCCGAAACGAGAGGCAACCCCAGTGCAACCGCGTCTGTCTTTATTAAACGTGCCGTGGCCTCAACCACATATGCTGTTTATATTAATGGTGTATTAGCTGCCACCACGTCTACTCAGGACAACACCACTGCTTCTACGGCCCTTGAGGGTACGTCCGACATCGCGACAGAACTCAAGGCAAACGCGCTTACTCGTGGTTATTCAGACGCTTCAACCAACGGTCCTGTATTATCATTCACAGTTCCTGTTGGCGCTAGTATTGAGGTTTTGGACCAATTTGGTGGTAATGCTATGGAAGCATTCACTGACAGAATCCAATCCTTTGATAAGTTACCACCCGCTGCACCTCAGAACCGCTTAGTTCAAATTAAGGGTAACCTTAATGACGCCACTGAGGACTACTGGGTCAAGTATGACAAAGGTGTTTGGGTGGAAACCACAGGTTATGACGCAAACGAAGAGTTGAATGCTGCAACTGTGCCTCACGTATTACTTAGAAATGCTGATGGGACCTTCACGTTCCAAAGGCATACTTGGAATGAGCGAGGAGCGGGTGATGGCTCCTCTAACCCAAACCCCTCTTTTGTAGATAAGAAGATTAATTCCCTGTTCTTGTTCAAGGGACGTATGGGCTTCTTATGCGAAGAGAACGTGATCATGTCTGCTGTTGGCGAACTTGAAAACCTATATCGTACCACAGTGGTTCAGGTATTTGCCTCTGACAGGATTGACGTTGCCTCTATTACAGGCCGCGTAAACAACCTATATCACGCTGCGGTATTCTCGGACACCCTTGTGCTGTTCTCGGATAGTCAACAGTTCAAACTGGTCTCAGAGAACGTGTTGTCACCTACATCTGTTGGTATTGTTCCTTCAACCAAGTTCGCGTGTTCACCTTTCACGGCCCCAGTGGCCTCAGGTCCTATCGTGTTCTTTGTTACTGATGGTGCAACCAACTCTACTGTTCGTGAATTGTACATTGATGAAGAACTCAAAACAATTGATGCGGATGAGATCACAGTACAGATACCGAGCTACATCCCCAACGAAATCAGAACACAGGCTGTGTCCACGTATGATGACGTTATGGTACAGCTATCTGCGCTAGAACCTAACAAACTCTTTGTTTACAAATGGTACACCTCAGGTGGTGAGAAAGTACAAACCGCTTGGTCTAAATGGGACTTTGGTGAAGACACGATCATTATGGGCTGTGAGTTCCTAGAGGACTTCTTATACGTGGTCTACAAAACAGGTGGACAGTTATATCTTGATAAGATGTTTCTGGACACTAAACCTGTAGACAAGGCGCTACTAGATCACCGCGTGGAACAATCGGACCTCACGATAACCTACAACGCCACTGAAGATCGTACAGAAATCACAGTACCCTACAGTACACCCGCAGACATGGAATTCTTTAAGATGGCCTCACCTAAAGGTCAGAAACTGAATGTCACTAAGATAAGTGATAACACCTATCATTTAGCAGAAGCGGATGCCACTGCTTGGGAGATCAACGCAGGTGTTCCATACACCTTTGAGTATCACTTCTCTCCTCAGTATATCCGAGAGAGTACACCCACAGGGGAAGCGGCGATCCAAGAGGGTCGTGTGCAGCTCCGATACATGTCTCTGATTTACACAGACAGTTCGTTCTTCAAAATCCAAGTGACACCAAAAAACAACCAAACCTTCGAACACCTATTCAACGCTCGTATTCTGGCTGATGAAGATAACATCATTGGCTTGATGCCTAGAGATACTGGGGAATTTAAGTTCCCCGTGTTCTCCCAGAATGACCGTGTGGATATCAAGATCATTAATGACAGCGCGTTCCCTTGTGCCTTCGGGTCAATGGAATGGACTGGGATGTATGTAGGGAAAACACAAAGGCTATAACATGAACGGCTATACCCGTAACACCTCACAGGATGACATACCTTTCCTAGCTGTGAACCTGAGGGATGCTGATAAAGCGGAGATAGCTGCGGCAAGTGGATTAGCTACGGAGGTAGCCCTAGAGCGGGGCTATCTCCATTCTAAACGCTGTAAAACAGTGTGTATGTCAGATGGAACACCCGCAGCAATCTACGGGGTAGGGGACACTGACATAAAAGGTCTAGGCTCAATATGGCTCCTCGCCACACCTGATCTGATCAAAATACAAAGACAGTTTTTAAGAGAATGTAGAGAAGGTATCGCTGAGATAACTCAGGGGTATTCCTGCGTATTCAATTACACGGATGCACGTAACACCGTCCACCACAGGTGGCTGAAGTGGTGTGGGTTCACCTTTATCAAGAAACACAACCATTTCGGAAACGGTAAATTGCCTTTCCTTGAATTCGTAAAAATAACAGAGGTTAAATAAATGTGTGATCCAGTAACACTGGCGGTTGCCGCTGGAGGTACAAACCTACTTGCCAGCCAAGTTGCCGTAAACCAGCAAAACCAAGCTTCCCTCAATAACGCTTCCGCTGCACGAGGTGCCGCTGCGTACCAACAAGACCAAGAGATGGAGTCATATGTCGAGACTAATCGACAGCTATTGATGACCTCTATGGACCGCGCTTTGAACGCCCGATCTGCAACAGACTTAGCTATGGTTAGCATGTTTGAAACAGGTGGTGGCGGTCAGGTCATGACGGACATGCTTGGCGAACGTAGTTCTGTAGAGGCACGTAACATTTATCGTGATCGCTTAGAGCGTAACAGCCTAAAGATTCAATCAAACCGCAACCTCGAAGGCTACACGAATGAAGCCAAAGGTCGGATTGCAAGTCAACCAACAACCTCACTGAACATGGGTCACATTATGTCTGCGGCGTCCTCAGGGATCAGCGCGTATGGCGGCGCTGGATAAGGAAAAACAATGGCACGAATTACACCGAACATGCCAACACGCGGTGCTGCACAGAACCTGCTAAGTGTTGTTGATAATTACTATGCACCCGCGAGAGATCGCATGGGTGAAGCTGCACTGGTCAATGGCGTCAAAGCTATGTCAGGTACACTGGCTAACGCGGCACAAACCAAACGTAAAGAAGAGCTAACTGAGATTAGTCTCAAGGCCAAACAGGACGCGATGGCTGGGGATGATCCAGATGTGGAACTAGCAGAGGTCCGCATGGGCGGTTTGTTCCGTGCTAACTCTCGCGCATACAACCAGACCTACAATGAAACTATGGGTAAGCAAGCTGCTATCAAGTTTCAGAATGAGGCTGCTTTGGACTATGAAAAGTCAGGCATGAAGAACAGCACGGACCCCAACAGGTTCCGCGAGTGGATGAATGAACGTGTTGATGGTTTTCTCAAGTCTGAGGAAGGCCAGAACCCATACTTCCTAGCTGGTGCTATGCCTTACGTTCAACAAACAACCCACAACATGTCCGCTGCACATACGAGTAACATCTCAGCACAGATGGAACGTAACCACCTAGCTGCAATCCAGACACAAGCTGATAATGTTGCTTTGAAGGTTGCAAAGGGTGAAATCCCTGTAGCTGATGCTATTGCCCAAATGTCAGGTCTCAATAACCAAGCATATGCCACAGGTCTTGACGGTCCTAAAGCACGTAAGGCCCTGATATCCTCCTTTCTATCTGTTGCAGATGCTACGGATAACCCAGAGATGGTTGAGGCTCTATTAGCTGCCAGAAACGATGGGAGCCTTAGACTAACACCCGCAGAGTGGAACGCCACAGTTAATCAAGGTGAAGCCATTCAGGCAGACATTGATAGACGTGTGGAACGTCAGGTGAGACTTGATAAAGCACAGGCTGTAGCAGAGGGAAATGCTATAAATGACGTAGTAGCTGACATAGCTATGACTACTCCTAATATTTCGTTCGCACAGATGCTTCAGCTTCCTACTGAAAATGGCATGACTATGGGCGAAATGATTGCTGCAAGTCCTAATACCAAGTCCCTAATGGACTCAACTAAAGCTGCCTATGAAAGTGCAAGTGCTGTCTTTGACATTACTCCCGATCAGGAGTTGATCAACAATGTTGCGATTTCAGACGCCATTGATAACGGTGAAATCACAGACCCAGCATCTTGGTTATCTTGGAAGGGCAACGCCACACAGAACGGTGGCCTACAGTTTAACGAGAAAAACTCTGAACACGTTTTTGCTGAACTCGAAAAGGTAAATGATCCAGAACAGGCGCAGGGAACACAGGTTTACAAAGATTTCATCAAAACCGGATCAAACAGATTAATACAAGCTCTCACTAAAAATGAAGCTGGAATATTAAGTTTGGATTTTGATGGTACTTATTCAGGTGGAGAATCCGCCACTATCAAGGATAGGTACAAAACTACCGTTAACGCTTACTTACAGGCCATTCCTCCAAACAAGCAGACTGATCCCGCTTTGATCCAAGAGGCCATCGCAAAAGCCGAGAATGACGTGATGGATTTCTACCGCGATAATGATCGTGATTTCTATGACGCACGATTGCTTGAGTATCAGAAGGCGGTTGGAAATGATAGTGTGTCGTGGACCAGCAATGAATACTTTGCAACTGAAGGTCGCAGATTACTCGAAGAGCAACAGGCTTATGATGCAGAACAAAACGCTATTACTAATGCGGACCTAAGTAATGAAACCACACCATTCATTCGTTCTGACTTAAATATTCAGGCAGGTAACAATGTGTTGGATGGCGTGGGCGATACCCCACAGGAAACCACAATAAACACAAACAGCCCTGAAGTACAAAGTACCGTTGACGCAGCAAATGCGGCGGTAATTGAGCAGAAACGTGTTGCTGAAGAAAACCGTTTAACTGAACAAGCAAATGAAGCTGCTAAAGTAGCGGCACAAAAGGCTGAAGATGCGAACCTAATAAGTGATTCTAAAATCGCTGTTGAAACACTGAATAGTTTGGAAAATATCACACCAGCTAGTGCCTTACAGACATTAGGTAAACTTCAGGAACAGTTCAACCTTACAGTCCCCACAAACTATCAAGAACTCACATTCCTCATGGAAGACCTACAGGCGCTCCAACAGGAAGCTGGGGTAAATATTGACATGGGTGCCTTTGAGAAACTCCACAAAGCGGCATTAAGACAAGTCAACAATGAGGAAAATTAATGGAAAATGACCAAGGACAAGCTCCCCAAGAGGTGCTGGATCGCCTGTTTGAAAACAGAGCTAATCCTGATGTTCTAGGGGCCTTCAACGTCAGGTATGGCGCTGGGGCCGCTGAGAAATATTTAAATGATACAGCAAGTGCAACACTAGAAAACGAAGCCTTGGTCATCCCTGAAAACCACATTGAGCGTCTAAAGAACAACTTCCAAGCTGACCCACGCATTATCGGATGGTTTGATCGTACTCACGGCGCTGGCGCTGCTCAAAGTATTCTAGGGGGCGGTCAACAAGCTACCCCTCAAGAACCTAAAGAGGACGACACGAACGGCTACATGTATGACACCCTCATACAAGCCCCTTTGGCTGGTGTTGAGGACGTAGCTGACGGTCTCCTGAAGGCAGGGTCGTGGGTTGCTGATGCTGGTTTTAGTGTCAAGTCCCGCGTGGTTGCCACGAAAGACCTTGGCTTTCAAATTGTGTCTGGTGAAGAGTTTGAAGAACTAAAGAAAACAGGCAAAATTGGTGATGGTCTTATTGATTTCGTTGATGATGCAGATACAGGAATTGGTCGCTTTGTCCAAGGTCTGACTACCTTTGCGGTGCCATATGTAGGCATTGCGTCTAAAGTGGTTAAAGGCTCTGCGGTAGTAAAAGGTCTAGCGATTGGTGCGGCAGTTGATGGTATTATCATTGACCCGAATGACCCCAACCTAACAGCGTCCCTAAAGGACATGGGTGCTGACATGGGCCTAATGACGCGCCTATTAGCTACTGATGTAGATGATCCTGAGTGGCAAAATCGTCTGCGTAACGTGGTAGAAGGTAGTATCCTTGGTTTGACGATTGAGGGCCTCTTCTACGGCTTGAAGGCCGCAAAGGCCGCTAAGAATGGCGATACTGCATCTGCTGATGAGTTCACTGAGACCATGCAAGGTTTTAATGATCAAGTTGATGGTGCACTGCGTCAATCGGCTGATGAAGTAGCACAGGATGCGCAGAAGACCATTGATATGGTTGATACTGTGTTTCCTAAGGTAGACACAGACGGACAACTCTCTCTGGATTTAGGGTTACCAAAGGCACAATCACCTGAGGAAATCTCTAAAGCTGTTAAGGTTCCATATCGTTTAACCAACGAACAGATCGAGAATATCCGTTATGCTACCCGTCTAGCCGATGGGGACCCCCAAGAAGCCGCAAGGGTGATGAAGCTGTCCTTTCGTTCTGTAAACACCATGAATGACTATGATGATGTTCTGTCTTCAATGGCTGCTGTGAAGCATGTCATGGAGAAAGAGTTTCTAGAGATGCGTGGTGGTGACGTACAGCGGTGGTCCACTGTCAAAGCACAGACGACTAAGCGTGTTCGCCACATGGCTGACCTACTAGGTAAAGACCCTGAGGCTCTTCTTAATGAGATGAAGGGTGGCTTTAATGTCCCTGCACACAAGCTTGCTGCTGAGATTGCGGCAAAGGACCAACTCCTGTTGGTCATGGAACTTGAACTTAAAGACCTGAGTAACATGATTACTACGGGTAAGGTTTCAGGCGAGTATCAGAGTGTAGAAGAGGTTATCATGGCCTTTAATGCACGTAGAGAAATCGCGTCTAACGTGCTTATGTCAGTTGATGCTGCAAGAGCAAACGTAGGTCGTGCGCTAAACGCTATGAAGATGACACGGGTTGCTGATCCTAAACTACGTGAGATGATCAAGAACTCTGCGGAAAACTCGGATGCCCGTGCGGTAGCCAAGGCGATTGCTAACTCTGACCAACCTCTCAAGACAGCCTTAAATCTAGGCAAGAGCCTACAGAAAACTATGGATATGGTTAACCACTTCCGTATTAATGCTCTGCTGTCTGGTGTGGGTACACAACAGGTTAACTTGATTGGGACGGCGGCTAACTCCGTCATGATTCCTCTACAGCAGATCATGGGTGGTCAGGTAAAACATGGCGTAAGAACATTGGCTTACCAATTATCATCGTCTCTAGAGGCAATGAAGATGTCAGTGAAAGCTTTCCAAGATGACACATCTATTTTGGATGTATTATCCACGAAGTTTGACATGAATGAAGATATCGCTAAAGGCAGTAAAAACCTCCCTATGAAGGTCGTTTCGTTACCTTCACGGTTCCTCCTGTCTATGGATGAGTTCTTTAAGCAAGCCACATATCGTGGGCGGGTCATGGCTGATGCAGCTATGGAAGCAGATAATGCAGGTCTCAAGGGTGCTAAACGTGCCGAGTTTATTCAAGACTACATCTCTAAAAGCTTTGGTAAGAATGGTGAGGCAATTCGCGCAGATGCGCTTCTACAGTCACAACGGGCCTCATTCACTGAATCCCTCGAAGCGGGTTCTATGGGGCAGAAGTTCCAAGCACTAGGTCGTGGTGAGGGCGTGGGTGCAGCAATGTTCCGTTTCGTTCTACCTTTTGTGCGTACTCCGATTAACATCTTGAGCCAATCCTTTCAGAACATGCCTGTTTTGCAGTTTGCCTCAAAGCGGTTCCAAGACGACTTAATGGGTGGTGATCCTATCCGCGCAGCACAAGCTCGTGGCAAGATTATGACAGGTTTAGCTATTACATCTGTTGGCTACTTCCTCGCAGGTCGCGGGGACTTCACAGGTTCTGGACCAAGCGATCCACGTATTCGTGCTGAGTGGCTGAAAAACAACCAACCATACTCAATTAAGATACAGAAAGATGATGGTTCCTTTTATTGGTTCAGCTACCAACGGTTCGAGCCACTTGCTAACGTAATGTCTATCTTTGCGGATGTTAACGAGATCGTTCGTGACCCTTACAATGAACGTGAAACATCTAAGCTAAACATTACTGCGGCTCTGACACTTGCTATCGCAGAGAACACAATCAACAAGACTTTCACAAAAGGTCTCGCAGATACGTTCGCGATGATGACAGGCGACCCCATCAAGTCCGAGAGGGCTTTCCTTAGTATGGTGGGTTCCTTTGTACCAAACATCCTAAACCAAACTAATGGTGACGAGGCGTTTAGAGAAGTCAGGTCTGTCACAGACGTTCTTCTATCTCGTACAGGTTTGTATGAAGATGTTGATCCAAAGCGGAATGTCATGGGTGAGGTCATCCTACGCCCAACATCCAAGATGGACCCTATGGGTCTATTTAATATTGGGAACTACCGAGAAGAAGATGCAGTGATTGCAGAGTTGAGCCGTGTGTCCATGAAGGATGGATCAGCATTCTCTCAGTTAAGCAATGTTATCTTTATTGACGGTAAGAACGAGAGCCTGAAGGACATGCCATATCAAGATGGCCCACAATCAATGTTTGACAAACTCTTAGAACAGACCTCCACAACAGAAATCGGGGGAATGACTATGAGGGAAAAGCTTGCTGAAGTTATGGCTTCTAAAGGCTACCAACGGGCAATTGACGGGTCTTCTGGTCTAGGATCGAGAGGCACCAAAGGCATGATCATTGGTAAGGTTATCAAAGCCTACCGAGATAAAGCCAAGAGTGAAATCCCAGAATTCAGGGAACTTCTCATCAGAAGCCAAGAGAGCAAACGGGAACTCATTAGATCCCAGATATTGGAAAACGCCAACGCGATCTCCCAGAACAGCCAAGACCGCTTCAAGAACTTTGATGCAGTCTTCCCTAACCAATAGGACAATTAGATGCCCACAGTAAAATATTCCATTTCGGATTATATAGCCGATGGTACGACTACTGACTATTTGATCACTTGGGATTACCTTGATGACGACCATATTACGGTTGAAATTGATGGTGTTACCAACTCTGATCCATTAGCAAACCATACCTTCATAAAACTTAACAACACTACAGTTCGCGTCACCGATACTATTGGTAGTGCTATTGTGTCTGGTAAAGAAATCCAGATTAAACGTGCTACACCAATCACAACACGTCCTATTAGTTTTTCGGACGGTTCTGCCTTACTTGCGGCTGATCTTAATAAGAACTCGGACTACTTGCTGTTCTCCATGCAAGAAGCCTTGGATCAAGTTGACTTCTCTGTGCAGTACCAAGAGGAAGCTGAAGGTTTCAAGGACGCCACAGAGGTGCTTCGCGATGAGACACAGGCATTGCGTAATCTGTCTGAGGCAGATGAGCAAACTGCAACCCAACAGGCCACTATTTCCACTACAAAAGCGGGTGAAGCTGCTGGTAGTGCTGCGGCTGCGTTGGTTTCTGAAAATGCTGCAAGTGTTTCAGCGGGTGAAGCACTGGCCAGTAAGAATGAGGCAACGACCCAAGCAGGTCTAGCAACCACTAATGGCGCTGCGCAGGTTTCTCTAGCTGCTGGACAGGTTGCTCTGGCAACGACCCAAGCAGGTCTAGCAACCACCAACGGTGCCACACAGGTTTCTCTAGCTGCTGGGCAAGTTGCACTGGCAACAACTCAAGTGGGTCTTGCAACCACTAAAGCTTCAGACGCTTCAGGTTCTGCATCGACTGCATCTGGTCACGCTAATACAGCCACTACACAAGCTGGAATAGCTACAACCAAAGCTGGCGAGGCATCTACATCAGCAACAACAGCGACTACCAAGGCTGGTGAGGCATCTACTAGCGCCTCTGCTGCTGCTGGTTCTGCCACTGCTGCT